ATAAAAATTTTGGCATGTTCTTTGCTCCTTTTGTATTAGTGATTTTCTTCTTTGTTAATCGGTTGCTGATTTACTGTAGGTTTCATGTAGTCGGGCGTACCCTGTTCGCTTGTGCTGTTGCTTGTTTCATTCATTTCTTGCGTCGTGTTTTCCGACGTTTCGAACGCTTCCGCTTGCGATTTACGCCCGCGATCGTCGACACGTCCGCTAGTAAATCCACTAGCACCTTTCGGATTGTGGTTGCCCCCGCGACCATCTTTCGTTTCGCGTTCCGCACCGTCGCGACTTTGTGGATTTTCAACTTTCCCGCGACTATCTTGTTTATCAGGTCTAGATTTATTTTCATGGTTTTGTTCCTTCATTTCTGACACCTCATTTTTTAAAATTGTCTGTGAACGATTGCATGTCGGTTAACAATTGAGTGAAGTAATTCGGCTCAAAATCTTTCGAGTGATCGGGATCGGCTCGAAATGCTTTTTCGACCTTGCCATCGATATCTAAAATTTCCTGTAGTGACTGGATCGCTGTTTCGATTGCTGACTTTGATTTTCTTGATAAAACGCGACCTTCTTTGAATAACATGTGCAATTCTTCTTTACTAAATTCGCTTATCGGATCAATGCCTTTTCGAACACTTTCGATTTTAGCTGTGGGATTTGCTGGAAAAGTTACGGGACTAAATTCATACAATCGCAACTCTTTTAAATATCTTGTTTGTCCGTCGTCTGATAGTTCATCTTTAATCACGTCATAACCGATCGAAAACGTATCAATCACGCCCGCTTCAATTAATGCAAGTGCTTCGTCCGCTTTCTGTACTCCTTCTGTTAACTTGCCGACAACATGCAAGCCTTTTGAATCTTCTTCTATTGCGATCGGTAAACCGATTGGAAAGTTACTGTCGTGTTGCCACAATATTTTGATTTGATGTGTTGGGAAACGTTCTGCAATTGTTTTCGAGAATGCACCCTTTTGAACCACGTCACCGACTAAATCTTTTTCGTAAGTGCTGGCATAGCCTTCGATCTGTCTTTTGCCTTTGTTCGCTTTTAGTTCGAACTGTAGCGCTTTACGTTCCATTTATGATCGCTCCTATTCTGTGGTGTATGCGATTGTACATCGACAATGAATCGTTTCGGACGGTTTGTTTGCTGAATAATCTGCTGGAAAAGCAAGACCATTTGCAAACTTTCCGTCTAATGGCGCGGTTTTGCCGTGTAAGTCCTCATGTGATTCGCGGACACGATCGTCTTTCGAACTGATCCACTCTTTCATAGTGACGACCCCGCTTTGCTTTGCACTTTCTACGCTGGCAAAGTTAGACGCTCCGACGACTTCTGTTCGTGCGATCCTGTAAGCGCGATATCGTGAAAAGTCTTGATATTTTTCTTTGATCCCTTTTGCGATGTCGTCAAGCGATCCGTCTTCTGCTCTGATATCGTGAATTACTTTCTTGACCGCTTTCTTAGTTGTCTTCGAAACGTTCTTTATCTTGTCGCCCACTGTTCGTTTTATATAACGTTGAATGAGTTGTGCGAACGGATTAAAATAATCGCCCGCGTCTTTAGTTTCAAACGATCGATACGATTTTAGATTGTCAAATGTTTCTGCGCCCACTTCTTCGACGATCGTTTGCCATGTCTTTTCTAACCAACTGATCCAAGCCTTTTCGTTTTTATCGATGTGTGCAAGTGCTTCGTCGATCTTTCCTTGCTTCACAAGATTGGCAACGGTCAAGCCTTCACTTTTAAATAGCTGGCTTGCTTTTCTTGTACTGGCTAGATACCACATAGCGCGTCGACGCTCGACCGCCTTAAAATAAAACTCTTTGTGTTCATCGCTTTTTAAATTGATCCCTTTTGTGTGTTCCGCAATAACCCCGCTTGACTTGAATAAACGCTTTGCTGGCGCTTCTTCTTCGTCGCCTGTAAGTGTTCCGCTATCGTCGTTTTCGTCGTCTGTTTGATCTGTTTCATCGGTCTGATCTTCTTCGTTTGCTGGTGGCGGATCGTCCACGGCTGGCGCTTCTTCTGTCGCTGGCTCGTCCATCATATCCGCTGGTACAAGGCTAGTCGCTAAATAGCCAACGTCGCCCCCTTCTATATCATCAAAACCAAGTTCTAAACGCTGATTAATGTCATTGAATGGAACACCCATCGACCATAACGTTTTTGCATTGTTTAATTTGTCTGTTAGATTTGTTTGGATCGCTTCGACGTTTGAAACATCATAGTCAAGTTCAATTACTCCACCGAATTCATGAGCAAGCGCCCCGTTTAAACAGCTTTTAATATCTTCTAGATAAGGAATGATCGTATCTAACCAAAAGATTTTTCTTGCTGTTTCAATGTTCGCAAGTGTCGCGTCGTCATAGACTCCGACGATCGGTGGCGGGACTTGAAAGATTGAACATATTTCGGATCGTGTGAAGCGTCGTGATTCGATAAAATCCATTTCGGCAGGTGATAAAGACATTTGTGTCCATTGTGCGCCCGCTCCTAAAATCCACGGTGTGCGCCCGTTCTCCATACCTTGATGTTGTTCGCGTACCATTGCGCGGGCTTCCTCCCACTGATCGCGTGTCAATGTCTGATCGAACGAAAAAATCCCGTCGGTGATCGCTCTATTTTGTAAGCTGACTTTGTTCCATGTCACCGCTTCGACGTCGGTGTCAATTACTTTCGCCCCTGCTTGCATTGGACTCATTCCTACATACGGATTCGACGGATCAATGAACATGTTATGAATTATGTCGTTCGGTTTGATCTGTTGCTTGATCTCGCCCGCTTCATAAAGATAATGGTCAATGAATTTCGTGCGGTGTGGGACGACTTTCATCGCGTCTGTAGGTAAAGCCCATAATTCCGCAACTGTTCCGCCCGCTCTGACTTTTGTAAAATAACTGTTTCCGCCTAAATATAAATTGATCGTCATTCGTTCGATCAAGTCTTTTCGTGTCATGAATGGATTTGGCTTTTCGATTAAAGCTGTCAAGGGATGATCTTGTATTTCCTCCCATGCTCCGTTACGTTTCTTTGTGTACGTTTGCCACGGGACGGATGCGCTTGCCTTTGCAATGGCGTTAATACATGCGTAAACGTATGTGCTGGACTTATAGCCATACTTGATCGCGTTTTCTGTCGTCCAGTCATTCCATACAGGCGTGTTATTTTTCCACGACGGTTGTAATTGTGAAAAAGTGTATTGTTTTTTAAACATCTGCTTCCATTTTTCAAACGCCATTTTCAATCATCCCCCCTGTGCATTCGCGAAATAAAATAAAGTGTTGCGCCTATTAAAACAATCCATACAAGTAAACTCATTTGTCTTTTTTCACTTCCTTAATGATTAACGCTGTCTGAATTGATCCGATAATCGTTGCTAAGATCGTCGCCTTATATAAAAGGCGATAACTGAACTTTCTGTACTGTTTGCGCGTTATGATCGGTGTAAAGTCCTTTACGATTTTTTCAAGTCGTAAATAATGTTTTAAATATTTATAGAACTTTTCACAGTTCTTCATATGGCTCACTGGTGATCTTGAAAAGTTGTGAAAGTGTGATATCGCTTTTTGATCCTTTCGTTCTATTCCAAAAACGGTCAATGATTCGTAGGTTTCGACGGTGGCTTATGATTTCAACGGGAACGGCATTGTCGTACCCGTCACGGATTGAATAAACATGGTCGATCTCATAACCCTTCGGAACGTCGGGAAATACCTTAGAAGCAAGATAACGCGCTCTGTGGCTGTAGCTTTCAAAATCCATTCTGTATCGCTCCTTTATGCACGACCGATAAAGATGTCGTTCGGCTTTTGTAGTCGGTTTAAGGCTTGTGTCATGCAATCGACTTGATCGTCGTGAGCGCCATTTGGAAAGCTGGCGCATTCTTCGATAAAGTCATGAACCCACGGTGCAAGTGTAGGATCGGGAATAAATACGTTCCCCGCTTCGATTGTGGGCTGTACTGCATAGGCTCTTGCTACTTTTCCGCCTTGTGGCTCAACGGGTATTAATCCGCTTATTTCATGTTTCAAGAAATCAATAATCGCTGAACCGTTTGCTTTATCTTCAATCAATTTAGTGTGTGCTTTTGGATATTTTGCATT